TCCACCAAGTTTAAATTTATTTATAAACTTATGGTTTTTAACATCAAACATTTTACCTAAAGAGTTTGTAATATCAACTACATCTTTATATCTTATTTCAGCAACTTCTTTTAAATCTATTCCACAAAATGTTTGAACCATCTTCTGATGTAGAAATTCTTTATCTTCATTATCTTTAGCTATCTTTAAAAAAGCCTGATATTGTGATAACTTAATTTCTTTTAATTCTGTAGGTATGCTAATTTCTAACTTCATATTATTGTTTTTGATAATAATAAAATAAAGTTATAATTGTATTAAACAAAAAAAAGCAACCATTTCTGATTGCTTAATTTAGCTTCTATTGACTTTATCAGTGTCAACGCTTTACTCAGCTTAGCTATTTTCTGTTGTATATATTTTAAAGAAGTGTATAGTTTTATACTTATCTGTAAATATTTGTAATGCTACTTGAACGCTTGTGCAAGTTATAGATTCATATATATAATCTTTTTCATCGCCATTACTATAACGATACCAGCCTTCAACTTTAAATGTTTTCATATTTTTTGTTTTTAATTATAAGCAAATATAATACTTATGTTTTAAATAAAATACATTTAACAAATATTTAACTATTCAAATAAGCTGATGCTATTAAATACATTTCTTGCATCTTTTTAATTTCACCTATATTTCTTGGTAGGTTAATCATTATTTCTACATTCTTAACGTGATGTAAATAACATTGTATCGTTGCAATCATTTGTCCGTAGCTCATAATTTAATTATTAGTTTAATATTATACAAATATATACAATTTTAATATATAAAATAGTTTCCTTTATTTGGGTTCTCTAATTGATAACCTACTGCATATCTTAAAGCATCTATACAATTATGAACCAATATACCATTTGCAAAATATTCGTGGCAATCTTCTACCATTAAATCATAAACTTGGGCTTTGTAACTTTCTCCTTGCTCGAAGTGCTTTAGCTTTGCAGTTATTATGGCAGTATTTAGAAACTCCTCCGTGTCTTGTTTCATATTCTTTATTACATACTTCGCAATTATGTTTTTTATATTCTCTATTATGCCAAGTCTTTTTACCTTGTTCTTTATGCCATTGCAATCCAACTTCTGATTTATGCCATTCTTTTGCTGCTTCAATTCCTTTTGAATGAAATTCTTTAAACCATTCTGGATTGTCTTTAATTCTTTTCTTACCTGTAAACCTTTGATGTAAAGATTCAAGAACCATATTAAGGTTTGATATGTTATTATTTTGTGTGTTACCATCAACGTGGTGAATATGGTATCCTTTAGGAATATCCCCTTTATAATGTTTCCAAACTTCAGTATGCAGTCTTGTTGTTCCTCTACTAAAATATTTTTCGTTTTTGTAAAGTTTAAAATCTTTTCCGTTAAACCATTGTACAGGAATAGTCTGTCCTGATTCTGTAATTGTGAAATTTGTTTCCATTTATTAATAGTTTTAATTTTATGTTCTTTAGTTGAACACAAAGATAATACCAAAGTATCGAATTGCATCGAGTACTTATTGACATTTTTTACACCATTATTAAAATTTACTAATACCTTTTTATATCCTTTACTTGTTAAAACTAAATCACCTACTTTTATTTTATCTATTCTAACTTGACCTTTAATTGTTGTTATTAAAGTATCTCCTGTAAAACAGTGGTTATGATTGTCAATAGGTGTATTACTTTTCTTTTCCAACCAACTATAATTATTTAATTCTTTAATTAAGTTAATTGATTCTGGACTTATAATCAAATCATAATCCTGTAGTAATGCTATTCCATAAGTAACTGAACCTTGACCTTTAATTGCAGGAACTATATTTAATCCTGCCGATTGTAACTCAGATATTAGTCTTGGTTCAGCACTATCTGCAACTATTAAACTATCTAAACAATGTTGTTTATTTAAGTTATGTATTTGACTTGTTGTTAATGCTTGTAAGTAGAAACGTTCATTAATATAAATTCGTTTGTTAGCTGTATCTATATTACATTCTACAAGTGTTGTTGGGTCATTACTAAAGCCAAAATCTTGACCGAATACAGATGCACCTACTTGTTCATACTTACCAATAGTCCAGTTAGTAAATATAACTCCTTCTGCTTTATCTAACCATCCACCTAATATTTGATGCTTATACTTTTCAGGTCTACGATTCTTTATATTTTCTATTTGATTTATAAATGATTCAGATAAGTTATCAATATTATCTAAATAGGTAGTGTGTATGTATGTAGTATCACCTTTAATTAAATTGCTACCTGCTTCTACACCTTTATCTTCAAAGAATTTCTTATAAATAAAATGTTCTTTTGTTGCAGGATTCAATACTAATAAAACTCTATTATGTATTCCTTTGGTTCTAATACTAAAGTCTATCTTTTCAAATGTTTCTTCATCTGCCAATTCTTCTGCTTCATCTAATACCCAAGTTGTAACTCCAGCTAATGATTTTAAGTTTGCAGTTTGTGTTCCGCTACTTGTTTTGATACCTTTAAATAGAATCTTAGACCCTGTTTTTCTATTTATAATTTCGTCTTTAGTTATATAAAAATCATTGATTAAATCAGCTGTTTCAATCTTATCTATAAATTCAGGTATAATAGATACTGATGCAGATGTTAATGTATAACGTGTAAATAATATAACGTGTCCTACTTCATAAGTTAATAGCAATAGAAACGAGTTCAAAGAATATGATTTTCCCGAACCCCTTCCACCTGTTATTACAAAATACCTACTATCTGAACCAAGTAGATTATATTTGTTATTTAGACTTATCAATTTGAAAGATATCTTTTATATTAAAGTCATTTAGATTATGCGTAGTTTCAATAATTTCTTTTGGCTTACCAAATATATGTTCAGCAATAAACAACTGACCTCTTTGTGATTGCATTAATGTATCTTTAACAAAAGCTATCTTAGTATCTTCTTCTGTTTCTTTGCTATACAGTTCTTTTAATGCTTTAACAAAAATGTTATTTACTTTTTCTTCTTCTACTTTTGTAGGTCTACCTTTGCTTAATTTATGTCCTTTTTCGAATGCCATATTAAAAGTTATATTTAAATATAATTATAATAAATAAAATCTATTGTTGTTTAAGTTAGTTCATCAATAGATATGTTATGATATTCTAATAGTTCATATATCTTTTCAAATACTCTTTGTATTCCATCAGATTCACCATCCATTGTGCCACTTATTTCAATTGTATTAATTAAACCCTTCTTGGTATTATATACCAATTCAAATATAAAGTTCGCCATATCAATTGCTTTAACTGTTGCAAGGTATTCTGTATTATCTTCAGGTAGATTAAATTCTAATATTGCTTTCATCTTATTTCTTTTTAAATTGTTCAAACCATTCGTTAAATGTACCTATTAATCCAAAATCTTTTCCAAGTACAAAAGCCTGTTTTGCTATAGCTATAACTTCCTCCTCACTATAACTTCTTTCTTGTTGATTTGCATATTCATCCATTGCATCAATTATTGTTAAAGGTAAAAGCTCAATAGTTTCTGACTGGTTTACATCTTCAAATTGTATATATTCTCTTAAAACACTTTCTGTTGTTTTCATAATTTTATTTGTTTTTAAATTGTTCTAATTAATCTTCTTGCTTCTGCATCAGATAAAGTTGCTCTTAATTTTTGTAGAAATTCTGACTTACCTATCTGTTCTTGTTGCCATTTAGCACCTTCAATAAAATCTTCTCTTCTTTTTGTAACATCTTCTACCCAATCTTCATCATACTTAAACCTATCGTATATTGGATATAATCTTTCAGCAGCTTCTTCAAGTGTTTCTTGTTTACAGTTATTACAGTATAATTCTTTAGTCGCAGTACCTGTAGATATAATAGTTCTACATATATTGCAGAGCATAGCACCTCTACCATTATTAAATTTATGAATTGGTTTCATTCTTCATCTGTTTTAGGAATACAATCACAATAATTTGTATGACCGCAATAACATTTAGTTTTTATTTCCCAATAGTAATCACATTCTAATCCATTGTTAGGTGGTTTACAGAAATACGATTGTCTATATTTACTTGGTTCTGCTTTATATCTGTAACAGGTTGAACTTAGTTCGCAGTTGTTACCACTGCACATTGTTATATCCATTATATTTCGTTTTTTATATATTTAATTATGTTTTCTAATATATCTAATGTTAAAGATGATTTTAATAAATTTGCTTTTCTTGAAATTACCCTAATATTTCCTTTTACATATCCTTTATTGTTATCTACTCTATCTAAAGACATAGCATTAAATAAATATCCATCACCTTTTTCAAGTTTACAATTTAATATCGGACAATTAATTGGAATAATAATATCTGATTCTTCTATATTAAATTCAGTATTATATTTTCTTGCTCTTGTTCTTGCAACATACCACAAATAATGTTGTGGATTTTCAATAAATTTTTTCTTTCTTACTGATTCATAATTTACTTTATTTTGCATACTTCTTTTATCTTTATTTGCTTTTCTATATTCAATATCGTATAATCTTTTTTCTTCTTTATTTCTCATCTTATTTGTTTTTATAAAGTTTACTTAATTCTTGTGCTACTTCCTTCCAGTGTTCTGTTTGTTGCATTGTTCCTGATACTAATGTTCTATTGTATTCTATTGGGTATTTATCGAATAGTATCTTTGCTCTTTCTTTTGCTGATATGTAACCATCTTTAAGATTCATATAGTTTTCTGCTCTTTCTTTTGGTGTCATAAGTTTTTAATTATAATTATAAATCCAGCTATTAATATTATTACTGCTATCCAAGCTGTTACTTCTACTACTATTTTTTCTTGTTTGTTTCTCATAGTTTTATGTTTTTATTCATTCTATAAAATGCTTGTAGTCTATCGTTTATTATTTCATACTGCATTGTTCCGTTTGTTTCTTCTAAAAGGTTATTTAAGTTTTCTATTATTTCATAGTT